TGCCCAAAATGCGTGTCTGCTACTACAAATGTTCTAATATTCATTCACACATACTACTGATTAACCGCTGTTTTCACAACACATTAGATAAATTTATCTGCACTCACAACACGATATATTTAATTTCTACTACCTCTGTAGTGTTAATCCAGAAAAGTCAGCAAAATGCGAAAAATGCGTGCCCACTACTTCCCAACCATGTAAAAGAGCAAAGGGTAGAGAAACAGGTGATGGGGAATAGCAAACGCACTAGTAGCGACACCACACTCGCTGTCGTCGCAACGCAACGAGGGTCATGAACACAACACAACCACCCTTCTGGGGTTTTGGATAAATCTTTCTGATGATGAGGGAAACCCAAATAATTCCTGCCTGTCCCCCCACCCGCGCCCGACTGAGCCAGAAAAAAGCCCCGAGATATGGGTGACGGCACACGCACAGCCGACCACCCTATGTGGTTATCCACAGGCTGTGGATAGGGGTGTGGACAAGTTATCCACAGGCTTCACCCTACCCATAGGGGTACTAGGTAGCGTAACGATACCCGCTATGGTAAGCCCCTACGGTAATATGTCACATCATTTGACACGCACCACACGCACCTGCTAGGCGCATTAGACACACCCTATGTCGTGATGCCCTATGAGGTATTCACACATCACACAGAGCGCACACATCACACGCAAATCTCAACCATTTACAACACCTTCATACACGCTTGTGACGATTGTTCTACAATGAGTAAATGCCCTTCTCCTATGACATCAACCCTGACGACTCAAGTCGTATTCGTCGTCGGTCACAACGCATAGAGAGCAAAGAAAATAGTGAACGCATAGAGTTCAAAGCGCTAGGTCAGAACCTTGGACAACTCGCAAGAGGAGCAGTCGCCTTTGACCCGAACGCAGAGGACGGTGACGGTGACGGTCTCGTACAGGACAACACCCCATACGAAAGACCAGCAGTCCTTTCAGACATTGCCAACACAGTAAGGCAAGGACTCGCAAGTGCCACGGGTAATCAGAGGTACTTCACTAATGGTAAGTCACCAACAGTAGGTATGACCAATAGAGAGGTAGCAGAGTACGCAGTACCTGACAACCCACTACAGTTCCTAGAGATGCGCCTACAACAGCAGGCGATACTAGGAATTAGCAATGACAACCCCTTCATACAGGAAGACCTTGACAAGTTGTCCTTTGACCCTGAAGGTATTGAGCAACTACGCAACCTCGTAGAGCAAACATTAGATGAGCGCCCTGCCTTACGGGTGGCATGGGACAGGTTTGGTGTACCACCCATAGGAATATCAGAAGGTAAGAACAACTACATGGGGGTGTTCTTGTATGACTCAATCCTTATTGACGACGACTCGCTTAAAGCAAAGCCAATTAAAAGCAAGTTGACCAACTCACGAATGCTAAGCATGTTTGCTTCAGCAGGAATGGGCGCACCAGATATCAAAGGAGTCAAGAGAGCGCTAGTCAGCGCAGACCCAAGAGATACCATCACGCATGAGTGGGGTCACTACCTACAGCACCTTACAGAGCGTCTTCACCCTGACGCAAACACAAGGGAAATCGCAGCACTGCTAGATGCACGCAGATGGTCAGAAGGTTTGTATCATAAGCAGAGCCTTGATAGACACCCTCAGATAAGACGACTGTTTGACTACTTCGCAGAAGTTGACAAGACATTTACTGACAAGAACGAAGCACCAGACGACTCAATACCTTTTGTGTTCTCAGCATATGCAACGACGCAACCTAGTGAATTCGTTGCAGAAGCGATAACCGCATACTTCTCGCCTGATAAAAAGACAAGAGAACTGCTCAATGACGCAGGCGTAGACCTTGTAGAGAAAACATTCCTAGGTATCAGAGGTGGTCTAGCCTCAACTAGCAGTGGTCGCAGAACGACCACGGGTAACTCTATGCGTGGTCTTACACCAGCAGAGATGGCAGAGCGTATCGTTCCATCTACACTAGAAGAAGCGCTTCTATCCATAGCAGACCATCAAAGAATGATGGCAATTGATGGTGAAGATGTAAACGCAGAGGCGCTCAAGGTCGCAATACCTAGAGGAATGGACGACATTGACTTCTCACCAGAAGCAGTGGCAGAAATGCGTGAAGTTGTGACCAAGGCACTCGCTGAAAACAGAATGTTCAGAGAGGTCGCAGAGCGTCACGGGTTCCCTCCAGTGCTTGCTACAAAGCGTGACGCAGAGTGGGTAGATGGTGATGGTACATACGCAATCTCAATGATAGAAGGATTCCCGTCAATCATTGTCAATAGAGATACTCGCAATCAAATGCTTCTCTCAGGGGGCGCACCTAATGGTGTGTACGAAGAAGAGGGAATGCTAGAGGGTACTAATACTTTCCTAGTGTCACCAACAGAAGACTCAATGATTGCGCACGAGTGGGGTCACTACATCAACCGACTCGCAGCCTCAAGCCACCCAGACGAAGATGTGAGAGCATTGGCCGCATTTTGGTTCTCAGATACTTGGGACCACGACGCAGGACTCACGGGTCCCTGGAAAGTGCTAGACAAATTAGGTATCAATGTCGGAGAAGACAAAGTAAGTCAAAGAATTATTGGCGCTAGACGCTTTTCCGACAAGGTAAAGAACAGTAAGTCCGAGAAGTGGACGGGTTACCCGCATGTTCTTAGCCAATACGGACAGACAATGCCAGCAGAAGCATTTGCTGAAGGCGTTAGCGCAATACTCGTTGGTGACGAGTCAGCACGGGGTCTAGTAAGTCCTGCCTTGCGAGACGACATCTTTGACATCATTGGCAAGCCACCGTCATATCAGAGAGACATCACGGGTGGTATCAGCAAGCGCAACGCTGGCTTGGCTTCATTCTCTATGCCACGGGATATTTTCGGTGGCATTATCGTCCCCCAAAGCGCTAGCGACCCAGGCGCTGAAAGAACACCAATCGGTGGTAGAGACTGGCTGAAGGACGCTACAAACGAAGAAATAGCAGACTCTCTCGCTGTACGCAGTCTTGACGACTTTGTCGCATTGACATTAATGAACATGATGTACGGGAAAGACCCATCTACTGTAGGAAGATACAGACAGGCACTAGAAGCCGCTATCGCACAGAGTTTCTTCCCAGAACTGCGTGGAGCGCCTAGCCACTTCATTGACTTCTCCCCACAAGGAGTAGACAGAACAAGACAAATCATCAAGAACGCTGTAGACGCTTCACCTACATTTGCGTGGATACTTAGAACATTCGGTTCAGTTCCAATTGTTTCTACTGACCCAGACGCTGTTGACCAGATGCTAATGATGCAAATGCTTACGCGCCAACAGATTGGTTCTGAAGAGATAAATAACCCAGGAATTATGGGTTGGAGCCTCTCAATGTTAGGCATTGTTCTGAATACAGCAAGCATACCTGGAAGAGAACGGCATAAAATAGGTCAAAGACAACGGGCTAGTGCCTACACATACAACGAGAACTTAACCCTTGAAGAGTTCTTAACCAATGTAGACCTATCTATGGAAGGAACCCTCTATCACGAATGGTTCCACTCGTTCTATGACCGTGTTCTTGGTTGGCACAAGGCTATTGGTGGTGCTGGCGCTGGTCTACCAGGAGAAAGACAGGATAGACAGGGTTACCTCTACCCAGGTGTTTCTGATGTAGACAGACTGACAGAACTTCTGAAAAAAGCCTTTGACTCAGAAGCATTTATCCCATACTCGTCAACAGACTCAAAATTAGTTGACCCAATCATTGCGAAAGCAAAGCGCAAGATTAGCCGAAATAACGACACCGATACCGACTTCAACAGAATCATGGCTGAACATGACGCTCGGGTAGAAACTGGTTGGACACCAGAAATGACAAGAAGAACTCTCGCAGAGATAGAGGCGAGATACCCTTATCTTCTTGATGATTTAGCACCATTGCTACGGGTTAACTACGGTACAGCAAGCCGTCAAGAGCAGTTCGCAGAAGGTGGCACACTATTCGTTACTCCAGATACAAGACAGCGTTCAAACTTCCTCCCACCAGAGACAGAAAGTCTTTACGCATACCTTCTCGGGTTAAAGCCAGACCCATCTGTTGGTGATTACCAAAAGCCTTGGCAAGAGCGTAGCGGGTTAGCATCACGCTCGTCATTTAAGCAGAGTGCCATCAGTAGCCTGAACGAAAGAGTCCACACGGGTAAAGAACTGTTTGTACAAGCAGGTGAAGCACATAGAAGACCAGATGTTGTCAAGCAGTCTGGTGGAATTACAGATGTTTCTATCAACGGGTACAAGTTTTCAATCATGGGAGAACTTCCAGATTTTGATGAAGCATACGAAGCATGGAACGACTGGCAAGAAAACTGGAGAATGCGCTACATCTCATCAGAGATTATGGGTCTTGGTGCTCTGTCGTCACAGGCAGACACAAGAGCGTGGCAGTCAATCGCAAACAACCACATTAAGAACGGCACAATTAACGAAGCGTCGTCAAGCACAAGAGAAGAAATACAGCGCTCAGCGATGATGGCTCTTTCTATGATGAAAGAGATATCAGATAGCCCATACGCTACGGACGCACCTCTGTATCGCTCAATCAACAATGTTGCGGAAAACGACGCTATCGCACGACTAAATGTAGGCGAAACGCTGTCAATGCCTCTTACATCTTTTAGCCCTGACTACGCAAGTGTTCTCGGGTTCTCAAAGAACAATGACCAGACCACAATCAGAGACGCTATTGGAGAAAGAAGCAATGTCGTTGTTAAACTGCGTGAGGGAACCAGTGTTGCCTACTCATCATTGACAAAGCCAACTCCAGACACAGATGGTAGAGAAGTGAATATGCCTATTGAGGCAATCACTGCTGGTGAGTTCGTTGTTAAGAGCAAGACCAATGTAAACGGTGTTGATGTTGTAGAGATAGAGCAGTCACGGGTTATTGACCCACTGCGTGGTTCACGGGCTACTGACGGTCGCAAGAAGGTAGAAACTAATAAGCGTCGTATCAAACTCAACCAAGATATGACTAAGTCTCTTGAGAAGATTCGTGAGAAGGTTCAGGCTAGAGAAGATGCCGCCACAGACGACGAAAGAAACAAGATTGATGACGATATTGCGTTTGAGTCAAAGCGATACGGAGCAATAACACGGGCTCTGCGTACACAGAACGACGACTTTGACAAGTTAGATACACCACGCACAGTCGGTGGTCTGGCGTCTGCTTCATCACTAGAAGATAGAGCAAGCCGCCACGGGGTATCTCTTGAAGCCTTCAATGACGAAGACTATGACGCTGACGACATTGAATGGTCCACAAATGACTGGTCGTTTGGTAAGACGGGTCAGGTTCGTGCTGGCGATGTCGTTGTGGTACGCACACGCAATGACGGCAAGAAGGAAATCCTTACGATTGAGCGCAAGAGCGGTCCTTTCCGTGGTGCTCTTTCTCTTCCAGGTGGTCTACAAGACGAGGGCGAAGACCTGTATGACACAGCAGAGCGTGAGATGCTTGAAGAAGTCAATGTGTCTCCGACAGACGCTATGGATAGACGCATACTCGGACAGGTTGATGTAAAGGATTGGGACCCACGCTTTGTTGAGGGCGGTCGTATCGCTGGTATCCGCTTTGACCTTAGTGAAGAGCAGTCATCGGTAGTTAAGGCTGGCGACGACGCTGGCAAGTTCAACTGGATTGATGTTGAAGAGATGTCTACGGGCAAGTACCCAATCGCATTCGGTCACGCTTCATGGTTGGCAGAAGCGTTTGCTGATGACGAAGTTCTTGGTCCACGCTTTGCTGTTCTCGCAGAAGCATCACGGGTTCGCAATCAGAGACTCATCAAGAAGATTGACGAGAAGCGCAGAGAGAAGGGCGTCAAAGAGTTTGGCGAGATGCCTGACCCGTCAGTCCCGTACACCACAACGACAGAGGGTATCCGTACTGGTCTTGCTAGCGCACGCTCTGGCATTAAAGACATTAGCCAACCAAGACACCTTGATGGCTCATACAAGCGTTTAATGAGAGACAACATAGAGTTCCTTAACAATAACCCAATCAATGACGGATACTACGGGCGTGTAATAGACGGTGCGTGGGTCAAAAATGTTTTGGAAGAGATGAAGAGGGGCAAGATAAGTCATGAAGATGCTGTTGGCATCTATCTTGCTTTGACTGCGATAAATGATGGAAAAGTTTACGACTCAGCAGATTCAATCAACGAAGCGTTCTACATCCGTCAAGCACTTAAAGATTACAGAGATGTTGTTTCTGGAAATCAAGAGCACTATGTAAGCCGTCACATGTTTGGTAATGACTTCACATACGCTGCACACAGAGGACAAGATTACTTAGGTGACTTCAAAACAGAAGAAGAAGCACTTAGCGCTATTCAGGACTCCATAGCAGACAGAACAATGATTGGACCAACGAGACCAGTTTCTAGTGGTCTTGCTTCTACGAGTGAAAACAAATTCTCAGGAATAAAGACTGAATACGCAGAGTCTCTTGATAGAGACATTGCCGACGCAGGTGAATACATTTCACGCTTAGAGAGTGCGCTTGATGATTGGAACGAGACGGGCGTATGGAGAGGTGCTGACTATGATGTAGTTCTAACCCCAGGTAGACCAACAAAAAACATGACAAGACAGGAAATGCTTGACATTGACTACAATCCAGACAACTTTGCTGGGGCTATACAACAGAGAATAGGCGAACTCAATAATGAACTAAGCAATATGCGTGCTGCTCGTTCACGCCTTGATAAGCAAGGTGACAGCACAACTCCGATAGAAGCAATCCTTGCTGACCCAGAGACACTTGCTCGCATAGAGAAGCGTGCTGAAGAAATGAGGTCAATGCCGAGACCAGATAGGGCAGATTTCTTCCAAGATGGCGAATATGTCTATGTAGTCCACTGGGGTTCAGATGTTCTTGATGGTGGCGTTCTTGACCCATCACGCTCACGAGGCGACGAAAATAGCGCCAATGTCACTGGAAACACCAGAAGACTCAACAGGGTTACTGGAATGCAGTTAGTTGCAAAAAGAGATGACCAGAAACAAAAACTTGCTGACCTAACAAAGATTCAAGAAGAATTTGAAAAAACTGGTCTAATTAATCTTAGTGTTGCAGGTAACCCATCTGGCGTTCAACAAATAATCGGTTACCTAATTTCAAGAGGCAAGAGTAGAAACGCAAGATATGACGGAGACAAGGCGTATAGACCATTCCCTGACGCAGACGACCTAAAAGAGTTGGGTATTGATGAACTAACTCCAGAAATGATTGAAAGAATTTCTGAAAATCTTTCAAACAGCGTAAAAGGTGCAGAACAAAGATTTAAATCACTAGACGCCGTAGCAGACAGGCTCATTGCAGACAATTATCAATACTCAAGCACATATCCAGCAGCAGACCTTGAAACAGCAAACGGGTATGGGGGAAGGTACGGAGATGACGCTCAAGAATGGGGTAACAGTGCCCCCCTTTCAAGCAGAGCAGGAATTCATGTATTTAGAGTGCGCCTAGGTGAAGATGCAACAACGGAAACGGGTGGTCCTGGGGAAATCCATATTGTCGGTCAACACGCACCGATTGCTTCGCTATCAATAGAGACACATAGGAATAGGGGCAATCAGCCTACATCTGCTCAATTCACATGGCAGGGTTGGCTTGCAGAGGTGGTTGAGGCAGACAAGAAAAGTCGCAGTGATGGGGCAGAATCAGCAATCACTCTCTCAGAAGACGGAAGAATGCCTGATATGCCAGAGCGTGATGTCCGTGGTAAGTCTATTGCATGGGTGGAATTGTCAACAAAGTCGTTCATCAATGACGCCCCGTCATTTGAACTTAAGTCCCTGAACTACACGAAGCCAGAGTTGCGTGAGCGTATCAAGAACAGGATTATGGCTGGTAGCAAGGGTGGAAAGCCAGGTCAGTGGTCTGCTCGTAAGGCACAGTTACTCGCAATGGAGTATCGTAAGGCTGGAGGCGGGTACGGAGGTGGCTTGCGCAAGACACAGCGTTCACTGAAGAAGTGGACACGAGAGAAGTGGACTACATCAGATGGTAAACCAGCGATTCGTAAAGGTGGCACTCGCCGTTATCTTCCTGCTAGCGCTTGGTCAAAACTTACGCCTGCGCAGAGAAGAGCGACGAATCGTAAAAAAATCATTGGAAGTCGGGCAGGCAATCAGTTTGTTGCAAATACACGAAGTGCAGAGAATGCTTCACGCCAAGCCAGATAATCAATAAGTGTTACCACTTTTGTATCGGACAGGACTCCTGCTCAAACTTAACTTTAGTCAGCAGTAGACAACCACAAACCTTACAAGTCTTACGCCACTTCCTCATATGAGGACATTTCTTGCAGATTGCGTATCTACGAGCCGCCACATCAACTGCGACCTGTACGGGTTCGTTCACCGAAGCCTCGTTCCACAAGCGAGACAGAACTCCGACCACGGGTAGTACCTGCGTTGATTGATTGGGTGTGAGCAGTCAATGACATCGGTGACCTTTGCGTTCACAGTATCTCTAATCATCTGAGAGACAGTCAAGCCCATCTTTTCTGCGGCTTCCTTCCATCGCTCTCTGTCTTTCTCGGTCAGACGAATGAGGATGTTCTTGTCAGCGGGGCCGTCTTCGGGTGAAATCTCGTGGGCAATAGCCTTGTCCTTAGACTCGGCTTCTCTTGCTATTGCTGAAACTAGGTTGTCTAGTTCTTGTTCGTCACTCATTGTCTACTATTTCTGCGTCTTGTATCGGTGCTTCGCCAAGAATACCAGCAACCGTAGATGGGGGCAAGACACCAGATGCGCCCATCAGTTCTAGCAGTTTTCTCGCTTCGGTCTCTGGGTCAAAAGCGTCAATAGCCGCTGCGTTATTGGTTTCACCAGCGAGGCTTGCCTTGACCGTCTCGCTACCGCGCACATCCATCTGAACATTGATGTTCGTAGCCTCCATACCAAGCAACTTCGTGCGTCTATCCATAATGGACAGAACCTGCTGAATTGCCTTCAGGTCGGGCTCAACGGCCACCTCAGTCCCGTCGTCCATCTTCACCTTGCGATGCTGTGTTAGGGGCCAAATGGCTGCCTGTAGGTTGTCCAAGCGTTCCAGTTCCATACGGAGGACTTCTGGGTAAGCCATCAGTGCTTCCCTATTGAGTTTCTCTAACTGCCTTTGTACTGCCCTGTTGACAGAAGCAGAGGAAATGTCAAACCTTCTCGCAATCTCTGCGACCGACACGCCAGCCTGACGCATCTTGAAAATACGCAAGTCTCTTTCAGCAAGGTATTCCTTAGTCATCACCTTGTTGTTGCGTTGTTCGCTCATTTATTTACCTTAGCGTACTCAATGACCTCAAAGGGGAATAGTTTCCCTCTCCTAATTCTAGTAGGCCAAGGCCTATCGTCACGAGCACCTCGGAAATGCTTGACATCGTAACAGTACGCAACTCCAGCAGAAATGTCTGGTGTGAGCGAAATGCCGAACTCTGGCCAACGGGACCAGACGGCGGAGCCGAACGGGCGCAACTGACGATTGGTCATACTCTCTCCCAATGGAGCGTGGTGTTCCAACCACAGTGCGCACTTGTATGTGTCTCGTACATAGTCAAGGTACTTGGCGACCTCAATCGCTACTGCTTCTGCCGTGCGACCACCTGGGTCTACGAACGCTTTGTACAAAGGACCCATCACAAGAAGTTCGGGTTTTGCGTCTTCAATCGCCTTCTCTAGCGCCTGTCTATCTTCAGGCTTCATCAAGTCAAATCCTGATGGCTTGATAAGAAGTTCTGCGGTTGGCGAGTTCGTGTAGCCCCGTGCTACAGCAGCATTGTAGATATTCCGTGATGTACGGCGAATAATTCGTTCGGGGTTTTCTAAGTCAATCGTCAGCGTTCTAATTTGTTTCATTCGCTGGTAAGTAAACGGGTGTACTCCACAACCTGAGAGAATAGCAATCTGTCTAGCAAGCATTGTCTTACCAACACCTTCAGCCGCCACCACAATAACACGCTCTGTGCGCTCAATCAAATCGTCAATAACCCAATCGTATGAGTCATCATTACTTTCCTTGACAAATGAATCCCAACTAACAAGTCTGCCGAAGTCTGTTGGCTTCTCACGACCGACTGCTAACGCAATGTCGTGCGCCTTTGTAACAATCTGCTGTGGACTGAGGTCGTTACGCAATAGCAACTGCTCAAGTTTCTGTCTCGCCTCGTCAAATGGACTTTCTGTTGGCTGTTCTTCCGCCACCTGCGGGACAGGTGCGGGAGTGAAATCCTCAATCAGCAATAAATCATCAAGGTCTCCATCAACAGCGAGGAAGTCAGTTACATCTTTACACTGTGGTGTACGCCAAGCAGATACATCACACCCTGCTTTGGATAGTTCTTCTACAACAACTTTTGCGTGAGCGATTCCTGGTTCATCGTTGTCCGCAACTACAACAACTGTTCCACCTGCGAGTGCATTTGTGTGGATTTGCAGCCACTTGCCCGCCCCGCCTGGCATCGTTGTCGCAATAATCCCCATCTTCATCAGGGTGTCTGCGTCTTTTTCTCCCTCAACCACCCAAATTGGGTACCCCTCTGCGACTGCTTTGAGGACTGCTGGAAGATTGTAAAGAACCTTTGGTGTATCACCTAGTGAATACTCCCAGCCGCCACGACCATCTGGTTTGCGCTGACGAAATGTCTTCTTACCGCTTCCGTCTACATAACGGAGTTTCTGAAAGAGAAGTTCTCCCTGTTCATCAGTGTAGTCGTATGTCTTGACGAGTTCAAGTTTTTCTTTAGTGCGTTTTTGTGGAGGAAATAGTGCTGCTTGGGTAACACCCATTGCTTCGCAAATCTCTTTTGATGAACATGGTGAGCCCCGATGGCAAGTAACGAGAATGTTTCCAGTTCTGTCGTCTTCTGAAATAGAAAGCGATGGGTTGTCATCATCATTACGGCACGGACAGCGTGCTTCCCAGCCGTTACCTGTTTCGGTAACGCCTTTTAAGCGAGAAAGGAACTCATCTGTGTGTTTAAACGAAGTCATTATCGTAAATAGTTTTCTTCAGGAATTCTCCACCGTTTGCGTCACGCAGTCCAATTCCTTTGAAAACAATGCGACCTTCACGACCGAGATGAACTTGTTTAGACCAGCGAAGTTGTGCTCGCTCTTGTTCATCTTTACCACCCCAAATACCCCACGGTTCCCACTTCAGTGAGTATTCAAGACACTCTACTCTGTCTGGACAACTGGCGCAAATTGTTTTTGCTTGTGCTGTGGTTTTTCGCAGTTCAACAACTTCTTCTCGTCTACCAGTCTTTTGTAACGGATACCACCACTCTGTTGGATACCCCTTGCAGTTGCCGTTCTCTGGTGAGAAATCGCCTTGCTCCACATTGCCTCCTAAAGCCCCGTAATTCTACGCAAGTCTTTTTCTGTGAGAAAGATTGTTGCGTAACGAACACGAAGGATACCCGACTCATCTACTATTGCAACATCAATTGCATCAATCGGAACATTTAGTTGTGATGCGAGTGATGCTTTCATCATTTGCACTTTTGTTTCAAACGATGCGTACTCTTCGTCATCAAGAACTTCTGCTTTTGTTGGAGTGCCGAGTGCTGACATCGTTTTCACTACTTCACTTGCACGCAAACAAAACACACACGCAAGTTTCGGGGCTTTCGTTGCTCTCGGTCTTTTCTCAATGTGACCACACGAAAGAATGTGGTGGTAACTAACTGAACCCCAACCACCAACTCGTCTTATCTCTACGACATCTCTGCGTGGTGCCTTGCGATGTTCTGTCGTCATTGTCCCACAATAGCAAAAACCCCACTTGAGCGTCCAAGTGGGGCTGTCGCTTAGTTCGCACTCACGGGTGCGATTTAACTAGAAAGGTTCGTCTGCTGGAACTGTTTGCTTTGTGCGTGGGGGCGTTGGCTTTGCAGAAGAATCTCCGCTATTTGCACGGCGACGCTCTACTGATTCAACCGAACCAGTGCGAATGCCGACTTCCATTGCCTTGACTTCAATAGTGGAACGCTTTTGTCCGCTGTCTTTGTCTTCCCATGAACGCTGGTCAAGAGTCCCGACCACTACTACGCCCATTCCTTTTTCAAGGACATTTGCTGAGTTCTCAGCGAGGTATCCCCAAGCCACAACATTGAAGTAAGAAGTCTTTTCAACTTTCTCGCCTGATGCGTCTGTGTAGTTGTCGTTCACTGCAATAGAAAACTTCAACTGAGCCTTCTGATTGCTGGTGTACTTCAACTCGGGGTCTGATGTGAGGTTTCCCACAATCGTTGTCGGGGTAATTGCCATGTTTATCTCCAATTTGTCGTGTTTGTTCCGACTGAGTTGAACTTTACCAGTAGTTCCGATACGATGCAACTCCTATGACACAGAAAAACGAATTTGAAATGCGCCTTGCTGTTATTGACCACATGGCTCGCATGTTCCTAGAGATGGCTGACTTTGAGGAAACAACTCCAGAAATAGAGGAAGAAGCCCTTGAGGAGTACGCCGAAGTTGCGGGGCATCTTCTAGATTCAATGGGTTTCAAGCCCTCAAATAGTGAAAATGGCGTTGATTTCACTGCTAATTTCACGCTTATTGACCCAGAAAAATACATCACAGATTTTTTGGAAGAAAACCCCTGAATTTGAGCCTTATTTTATAAGGGTTTCAGAGCATCTTTTTCTAAAACCCTTGCTGTGTAAGGGTTTCCTAATGGTTGTGTTGCGCCCCCAAAGTTGTAAAATAGAAGTGTTAGTTAGAGACTGACGACGACATAGGCAAGCGACTGTTATTTGCTTGTTGCCCTATCCGCCGAACACAGGAGAAACTCTTGAAACACCCCGTACGCCTTATGGCTATCTCTTTATCTATTGTTTCCTTTATAGGAATGACGACGAAAGCCGAGGCTACGGATTCACCTCCGACCACAACAGTTCCTCTTGCGAGCCCCGACTCCACTTCCAAAGTGACGACAATGTCGTTTGCAGATATGCACCCAGAGTTGAGATATCAACTTAGGTCAAAAAAGGGCGGTTCTATTGCCTTTTGGGAAGCAGTCTCTTGGTGTGAGACCAATCATAAATGGAATGATGGTGGCTATTACTCGGGTGGTCTTGGCATAGCACAATCAGTGTGGCTCAACTACGGCGGTAGACAGTTTTCTTCTCGCCCATCAAAGGCGACAAAAGAAGAACAAATAATTATTGCTAACCGTGCTGCGTTCTTCGGCTTCCAAACAAAGAATATTTACGGGACTCTGCAAGACAAGATTGACAACAAGCCTTTCTTCCGACCAGCAGTTGGTTGGAGAAATATGCAGAACTGGGGTAAGGGTTGCGTCAATTGGAAAACACGCAAACCATCTAGAGATAGATACACAGAAAAAGGAATGGCTGAATGGAAAGAGTCTCGCAGTTCATCTGGGCGAGTTTCCTCTCAGTCGCTAAGTACAGAAAAGTCGTGTCCACAATACGAAAGTCTCCTCAGGAAGTACGGGCTTCCAGTAAAAGAGTTTTCGTACATCATGTGGCGTGAAAGCCGTTGTACCCCGAAAGCAATCGGCTGGAATTACAAGCGGGGCAAGTCGCATCGCGATTGCCGACTTTCTTCTGCTGAAACTTACAGATACTGCTCTGCTGTGCGCTCTTATGACACAGGTTTGTTGCAAATCAATAGTGGTTGGAAAAGTGTGACTGCAAAAGTTTGTAAGCGGCCCCGCCGTCAACTCATCAAGTCTTTGACGCAACCTTCGTGCAACTTGATGGTAGCGAAGTACCTCTATGACAATGGTGGGATTGGTCACTGGAAGGCAACTAGTGGAAGCAAGTAGAACTCGTGAAGAAATGAAGCGTGTGTGGGGATTAGAAGTCATTTACAGATGTGAGTGTCGTGACATTCCTTCGCACTTTATGGATGGCCGAGTCCCGCGTTGCCCAGTCTGTCATCAAAAAGTTGAAGTTCTTTTCGGCGATAACTGGGAGAATATCCGAGAAAAATATCCGAGATAAGTTGTTTTTTGTATCAACTACTGATACATTGAACTTATGAGGAATACTCTGGTTTGCCTGGCATACGAGGGAGTTCAAGTCTTTCAGTTAGACGAACCTCTTTGCCACACGGATAGTAACTCTGCTGGCTAAACCACTTAGCGCCACACGCCGTACATTTGAGTGTGTTCTTGGGAAAAGATGTAACGCCAGTTGCTTCTGCCCACGCCTTTGGGATTGACGGCTGAAAATCCTGTGGTACTTGCTCCCACCTGTGAGTCAAAAGGTTTTCATCTGCTTCTTCGCCTGTTCCCGAGAACGGGGCTACATCACCAGCAAACAAAATGTAGGGAATTGTCACTCTTAGACTTCTTCTTCCTCAGTGCTCATAATTTCATCAACGATAAGTCGTGCGTATTTGCGTCTAAGCCGCCACAGTTTCTCGTTGAGTTCTTGGAGCGCCTTCGTGTGTCGTGCTTTTGTCGCCAACTCTGGGTCAAAAGTCCCGTACTTCTTGAAAGCAATGTTGTCAAGGTCGGGTGCTTCAATGATGATGTCAGAAATCCAATCGGCTCTCTTGTCCATCGCCATCATTAGTTCGCACATTCCGTCAATGCCGAACTCGTTGTAAACCTTGTGGGCTACTATATCGCAATAATGTCTACGATACAAATATTCAGACGAACTTGAAGACATGAATTGGCTAAGAAACTCAGCCATCATTTCTTTTGGGTCTTCTGGTTCTTCAAACGGTTCGCTCATACGACCCCCATTGTAGTCATCACCATTGTCCCACTTCGGGGTGTCAAGCCAACGCAAGAATAGTTTGCTGTGTCTCAATCTTTTTGCGTGTTACCCATGAGTTGATGTCCATTGATGCGACTGCTCGTTCGTATGGCTTGGCGTCCCGATAATGGTCTAAGTATTCGCCGATTGCGTTGTAAGCAGACCAACCATTGAAACCGTATCCACCTGCGTTCTTGTCATTTACATACAAACCACGCACAATCAAATGAATGTCGTCAATATTTTTCTTTTGTCTATCAGTTTCATCTTTTCTGTGAGGAAAGACTGTGTTGATAACTTTGTCAAGTTGCGAAGAACCTGCGAGAATCGGGACTGACAGAAGTTGAGTCGCAACAATGTTGAAGTTGCTTGCCCAAACAGTTGAAAGTTTCAACACCTCGGCTGCGTCTTCAATGGCACTTTCAGCGTTGCGTGTGTGTCGTGCTGTGAACACCGCATTAGCGCTCTTGAGCCCAGCAACAACCGTGTTCTTACAGACGGCTCGGATTGATGTATTCGCATAGGTAATGGCTGTCTTGCCATCGTGACCGTTGCGTACAAGCAGGTATCGTTGGATTTTGTCGTTTATGCCGTTCGGGTCAATAGTGAGAGAGCCCAAGTCAAGACAAGCAAAGAACTCACGACCATCGTTCAGCACACCGCATGTATCCACGATTGCGTCGCCCGCTGAGGCCCCGACAATCGCCAGCGCACGGTCAAGGCAGTCTCGGTTCTGTTGGACTACAAAGCGTGTTCCTACTGTTGAGAGACCGTCAATGGTTCCGTCTGGATTTAGGCGAACTGTGGCTCGGCTGTCGTCAATGTAGACAGGTGTGCCATCAGGGTTGCGGAGGGGATTGAGGTCGTCATCAACGGCGATTACCTTGGTGAGTGCCACATCAAAGTCGGCTTGAGCCGCCACAAGCATTGCTTCTGCTGTCTGGAGCCCAGCCATTGGCTGTCCGAGTCTGTGCCACGGGATTTCCCTGTCTGCGTAAGCCATCTTGGCTCTGCCCATTGCGTCTCGTTCTAATTGGTGTGCCATTTCTAAACCTTCCGTTAGATTTATGAGAAAGAATACTACGGAATGGGCGAATAAGCAACTCCGACAGAAGATTTGTTAGCCCAGCGTTTCGCTCTGCGTTTGGGGGCAGACAGCAGAAAACCCACCTGCCTGAGTGGGGGGAGCAGGTGGGTTTCTGTTGTGGGGGGCGAGTTGGGTGGAGTTCTAGATACCCCACACCTTGCGCCACATCTCTGCGACTACTTCTGCCTGCGTGTCGTTTAGGCAAGGAATTTTGTAACAGAAAGCGTCTGTGACATCTCCTGTTGGGCTAGCGACCCATACATAAACCTTTGAGTTCTCTGCGTAACAAGAGGTTACGCTTCCCTTCATCTGTACTGCTGTTGTGTTCATACCTTCAATGTAACGGTAGTTCCAACCAAAAACAACCTCAGAGATAAAAAAAATCCGAGCGAGTAGCGTATAAAAACTAACTAAGTAACCGATATTTGGCAACAAGTAGAAACAAACGCTGGGCTACCAGCCCGTCAGATAGCGCTAAAATCTATTGACGGTGGCGGAAAGCCCTCTCAGACCTTCGGTTTTTTCTTGAAACGCTTGCTATTTACCTCAAACCGCATGATACGCAGTGCGATAAACGCAGTTACAAGCACCGCTACGAGTGCTGGGTGAATGTTGATTGACAAATCCATGTTTCCCTCTTTCTTTGTCTTGTTATCACCTTATCGGTGGTTCAGACAAAAAACAACCTAGTGATTGCCTTTTTCTAGATACTTTGACAGCAGTTCCCGTACGCCGTGCGTCTCGTCGTCGGCGGCCCCGCCATCAACAGCCTGATTGACCACACCACGCTTACGCTCAATGAGTGAGTAGATGTCCTCGTCTATGGTGCCGTCACACAGTAGGTAAGTCGCCGTGACGGAAGACTTTTGCCCCAACCTATGACAGCGACTGTATGTTTGGTCTACATCAGCGGGTGTCCACGGAAGTTCCACGAAAAGTACATCTTGTGCAACTTGCAGGTTGTGCCCCGTCTTCGCCGCTTGGATTGAGAGGACAATGACTGGGGCTTCTTCACATGGAAGTTCAA